ATAGCTGTTGCTGTAATATATGACCGTGCTGGCTGCCGTCAGCGTCAGACCGTATCCTCCTGTTTTAGGGTGCCCCACGAGGAAACGTAATCCCGATTGCCGATCCTGGAAGTTTTCCACGATCTTCTGGCGCTCAGAATAAGGGGTTTCCCCGTGGAGCGTTGAGACCGCTTGTACGTCGTAGCGGTCTCGCAGGGCCGTAGCAATCGAGCGAATGTCGCGCGTCCATGTCGCCCATATGATTGCTTTGCCCTGAACTTCCTCACACAAATCCATTAGCTCCTTGATCCGGTTTGACGGCAGGGAGTGTATCTCGCCATCGTCGTCGGTCAGGTTTCCGCAGCATATCTGCTGAAGTCGCATGATCTGTGTGAGCACGTTTTTCGTGGTAGACAATTCCCCACTGTCCAAGCGAGCCAGAGCCAACTTTTTCATTTGCTGGTAGGCCCGTTTCTGTTCCGGGGTAAGCGCCACCTCCCTCTTCGTGTATACCTTGTCAGGAAGATCCAGGCAGTCTTCTTTCCTCACCCGATAAGAATGCTCTGAAAGTTTGGCGGTCAACTCGTCCAACCGCCGAAACCCTACCACCTGATTGAAGCTGTGCGCTCCCATGGTCCGCCGCTGCACGATGCTGTACCGACTCTGGAATGCATAGTAAGAGGAGAAGCCTAAAATGCCAGGATCCAGAAAGGCCATTTGTGAGAACAGATCGAGGGGGGAACGAGTGACCGGGGAGCCTGTCAGGATGCGCCTGTATACCGCATCCCGGCCCACGGCACAGAGTGCTTTCGTGCGCTTGGCCCTTCTGTTCTTGATGGTCGTGCTCTCATCTATCACCATGAAGGTTTTGAACCGGGCGACGAACAGCTTCGCAACATCCACGCCTTTCTGGCTGCTAAAAGCTTCTACGTTCATGAGGAGGAATTTCAGTGCGCTGCTCTTTACGTGCAGTTCGTTCAATTCGTCGCGGTGCTTCTGGCTCAGACTGGGGTTCCACAGGACGATTTCCCGCTCAATGCGCGGGGGTAAGTGCGCCTCGATCTCTGGTATCCAGTTAGCGATCACGCCTTTCGGAGCGACCACCAGAACAAGTTCAACGGCATCCTTCTCGGACAAGTATCCTACCGTGTCGAGGGTGACTTTCGTTTTCCCGGTTCCCATGTCCAGAAGCAGCGCAAAGCTCTGCACGTCCGCGCTCACCGCGAAGGCTTCTCGCTGGTGCGCGTAAGGCGCTGAAAAGAAAATGTATTTTTTGTCTTGCATTATCCTGTAAAGTTATATATAAGCTTTATCGACGGTTAAGTCAACCGCCGAAAAACGAACAACGAACAATGAAAGGAGAAAAGCGTGACAGATATCCTATCGCAAATGGCGCAGGATTCAAGCGCCCGTTCCGATCAAATCGACGAACTGGATGACAGCAAGCTGGACAAGGTTGCTCGCCTCGCCAATGAGGCCAACGGCTTACAGGAAAAAGTTGCTCGCCAGGAAAAAGATCTGATAGACGCCAAAAAGGCTCTTCGTAAAGTAACGGACGAGCTACTCCCCGAAGCTCTGGAAGACCTGAACCTTGAAAAGGTGGTGATGAAGGATGGCAGCGAAATTTCCGTCAACCCCATCTATGCGGCGAGCATCCCGAAAGACAGGTTAGCCGAAGCCTATGACTGGCTCCGCCAGCACGGCGACGGCGACATCATCAAAAACAACGTCACCGTCACATTCGCCAAGGGCGAGGATCTAGATGCCCAAGCCTTCATGGTCATGTGTGATGACCAGGGTTTTTCTCCTCAACAAGCCGAGAAGATAGAACCCATGACCCTGAAGGGGTGGCTTCGGGAAAAAGTCGAAACGGGTCAAGCCATCCCGATGGATCTATTTGGCGCATACATTTCGCAACGAGCAAAAATCAAGAGAGGAAAATAATCATGGCTAAGTCACAAGCAGTTAAGAAGCGCAAAGGGAACGGTAAAGCAAAACTCCCCGCAATCATCAACGATATGTTTCTGGCGGATGCCGGAATAGGCGTACATGACTTGCAGACGGAAGACTTGGCAATACCGTTTCTGAAGGTGTTGCAAAAGATGTCGCCGGAACTGGACGATTTGGATGTTCGCGCGGGGGATATCTTCAACACCGTGACCAAGGAAGGTGTGTCCGGAAAGACGGGGGTCAGGGTAATCAATTGCGCCTACCACCTCCAGTATATCGAGTGGGAACCCCGTGGCACCGGCTCTGGAGCGCCGCATAAAATTTACGCGGCGGGTGCGGAAATGCCCGAGACCCAGCGCGGTGAAGACAACAAGGACTATGTGGTCGATGGAAACGGTCGCTACATTGAGCGCACGGCCCAGCATTACGTGCTGGTGATTGATGACAACGACTTCACGCAACAGGCTCTCATTTCCATGAAGGCGACTCAGTTCAAGAAATCGAAGCAATGGAACAGCGCCTTGAAAGCCCTCAAAATGAAGGACACGAGCGGAAACCTTTTCACAAGAACGGATCCTGGCACGGTTGGGAAATCTCAAAGGAATCTTTGATAGAAGATATTGCACTCTATCAGGAGGCCAAATTGTTCGCGGAATCTATTAACGAGGGACAGATAAGGGTCCGACATAGCCGCGAAGAAGACACCACTGAATCTGACAACGTTCCTTTTTAGTCTTAGGGGGATTGCTCCCTTTTGCACACTATGGACAAGGAACTTATCCGACGCTTCGCGTTGCTTTTCCGTGGATTAGAAACTGCCTACGGCACCTTCGACATCACGGGTAAAGAACCAAGCGGAAAACACAAAGGAAGGGCCAGACTCGTTCGTGCAAAACGAAGTCTGGCTACCTTTGAGAAGCACCTGTCCGGTGAGCAGGGAGTGGGGATCATCCCCATCAACGAGCAGAATTCTTGCTTCTGGGGGGCGATTGACATTGACCAATACCCCCTCGACCACGCGGCTATTGTAAAAACCATCCACCGTCAAAAACTCCCGCTCGTAGTCTGCCGGAGCAAGTCCGGTGGTGGTCACGTATATCTCTTTCTCAAAGAAGCCGTCCCAGCCGAGACACTGCAAAACAAGCTGAAAGAATTAGCCAGTGAAATCGGTTGCGCTGCCGGGACCGAAATTTTCCCCAAGCAGATTGTATTGGTACTGGAACGTGGAGACATCGGGAACTTTTTAAACCTCCCCTATTTCAACCACGAGGACGGGTTGCGCTACGCCTTCAAGCTGGATGGCGCGGCAGCGACATTAGAAGAATTTGTAGAAATGGCGGAAGCCGCCTCCATCACGGCGGAAGAGCTAAACGGCCTCCTCGAAAAAGAAACCGTCGAAATAGACGAGCGCCTCAAAAACGGTCCCCCCTGTCTGCAAATTTTATTGCGCCAGGGCTTCCCAGAGGGAACCCGGAACAACGGCCTGTTCAACCTGGGCGTCTATCTAAGAAAAGCCTTCCCGAATGATTGGGAAACAAAAATCCTCGAATACAATCAAGCTGTGCTCGAACCGCCGCTTGACCTCAAAGAAGTTAACGTCGTCGCGGAGCAGATACGAAAAAAGGACTACCAGTACAAGTGCGCGGACCAGCCCATCTGCAATTTTTGCAACCGCGATTTATGCCGGAGCCGCCGCTACGGCGTGGGTGGTGACGCCAACACTCCGCGAATTGCTAATCTCCGAAAGTATGACAGTGAACCCCCGCTATGGTTCCTCGATGTCAACGGGAGTCCCGTAGAACTGGACACCGAAGCTCTTCAGCGCCAGCCAAAGTTTCAAATCCTGTGCATGGAACAGATCAACCAGATGCCTCGCACCATAACGCGACAAGCCTGGGAAGCCCAAATGAATACGCTCCTCGCGACGATGGTGGAGACGGAAGGCGCGATCATCCATACCTCGGAGGACACCTCCATCCGGGGGCAATTCTATGAGCTACTTGAAGAGTTCACCACGCACATGCAAGCCGCGCTGGATAGAGAAGAAATACTTCTCCGGCGTCCATGGACCAACGAATCCAACAACCGAACCTACTTCCGTCTGAAGGATCTGGAAGCTTTCTTAAAACGACAGAAGTTTACCGACTACAGGTCCAACAAAATTGCCCAACGGCTGCGCGACATCGATGGCCTATCCGAGCAACTCAGCATTAATGGAAGACCCATCCGGTGCTGGTCCATACCCGCGTTTGAACCCATTGAAGATGAATTTGCCTCAAAATTCGACAACAAGGGGGATGTTCCGTTCTGATGTTTAAAAATAAAACCTGTGATTTCTGCGACACCAAAGCCGCCGTTGAAATAGACAAGACCTTTCTGTGCGCGAAGCATTATTTCAAGCTGCCACCGGTCATCCTTTTTGCAGAGGAGTCGGTAGAAGTTACCCCGGAACCCAAGAAGCCGCTCCCAAGCCACTGGTCGGTTTTGCTCCGCGAAATACGAGCCGATGCTGGATTGACCCAGCGCGTTTTATCGAGGAAAACCCGGATAAGCCAGCGCACCATTGCTGATTACGAAAACACCCTGGAACCCAGGCAGCTTTCCATTTACAAGGTCGAACGCTTACTTTCGGCACTCGGCTACGAGCTAGACGCCGTGCTGGTGAAAAAAAATGTTTAGGTATTTTGGCCCCCCAGGCACCGGTAAAACCACGACGCTGCTCAATCACGTAGAGGAGTTGCTGTCGGGTGGCACCGCGCCAAACCAGATAGGCTACTTTGCCTTCACCCGGAAAGCCGCCCATGAAGCACGGGACCGGGCCGTCGCACGGTTCAATTTGGATCCCGACAAGGATTTTGTTTTCTTCCGCACTCTCCACTCGCTCGCCTTTCAACTTCTGGGCATCAGCAGCGCGGAAGTCCTGAAGGAAGCGCATCTGAAAGAGTTCAGCGGCATTGTCGGCGTGAACCTCACAGAAAGTGTGACGGCTCTGGAAGACGAGGGCTTTCTCACCTTCCGCAGCAATCATCCGATTATGAGAGCGATTGACTTGGCACGCACCACTGAAAACGGACCTGTGTGGGCGTACAACCAAATGAATCTTGACGTGACCTCCTACCATTTCAAACATATTTTCTCGGAGTACGAAGAGTTCAAAAAGCAAGACGGTCTGAAAGATTTCACCGACATGCTCGTCGGCCTCTCCGAAAACGAAGCCCTGATTCCAAAGCTGAAGGTGGTATTTCTGGACGAAGCCCAGGACTTAACGCCCCTGCAATGGAGAGTCGCCAGCCTCCTCGATGAAAAGTGCGAGAGGATGTATGTGGCGGGTGACGATGACCAGGGAATCTTCGGCTGGGCTGGCGCAGACATCAACCGCTTCATCGGACTTGAAGGTGCCTCTGAGGTTCTCACTCAATCCTACCGTGTGCCCATCTCCGTCTGGAACGTAGCTGACCGCGTTTCTAGCCGCATACGCCGTCGGCAGAAAAAAGAATGGTCGCCCCGTGACGCGCAGGGAAGTGTTCGTTTCGTTCACGACCACTACAGAATAGACTTTGAGAATCAATGGCTTATACTTGCCCAGGCAAACTACATGCTGAACGATATAGGCGCATACCTTAAAACGCAGGGTTACTTCTTTGAACGCTTCGGCAGCCCTTCGCTGTCCAAGAAGGTCCGCAACGCAATCGCTTCCTGGACGCACATCACCACGGGCCACAACCGGGAGATCAGTTTGAGCGAAGCACAAAACCTGTATGCCCACATCTCAAGACGCTGCTCAAAGCAGCCAATGATCAAGATGTATTTACGTTGGGTCTTTTACACGAGCATTTTGGATTGGAGGCCACCGGAACGTGGAGCCAAGTGCTTGACCGGATTACCTCGGAGGACCGCGCCTATGCCTCGACGCTGATCAAACGCGGCGTAGATCTCAACGCCAAACCAAAAATAAAGCTGTCCACGATCCACGGCGCAAAAGGTGGAGAGGCGGACAACGTCTATCTCATGCTCGACCTGTCTGGCAAAGCTCTGGAAGAAATGGAAAAGAACCCAGACGATGGCTACCGTGTCCTGTACACAGGCATCACTCGCACCAAAGAAAACCTAGTCCTGAAAATGCCGGAGGATTGGCAGAGAGGGTGGCAACTATGACCGATCTTATTTCTCCCGCGCACTACAGGAATTCAAGCGTGGAAACAATCGACACCATCCTGGACATTGTCCGCGACCTGCCGGGAGATGAAGCGGTACTCGTGGGGAACGCTCTTAAATATCTGTACCGATACCGCTTAAAATATGGCGTGAGTCCCATCCAGGATGTCCAGAAAGCAGAGTGGTACATCCAAAAACTTATCGCCCTCTTAGAAACTAAGCCGTCCGCAACGCTGAATAACAAAGAATGACCAGATGAAATGAAATTGCAACCCATTCCCATTAAACTGCGCGAGGCTAATGATTTTGTGGAACAATACCATCGGCACAGTCAACGGACACAAAGAGATGGTGGACGATTTGCTATCGGAGTTACGACAGGAGAGGAAATGGTTGGTGTGGCAATTGTGGGGCGACCTGTCGCACGTCTTTTAGATGATGGCTATACGGCAGAGGTCACGCGGTGTTGTGTCTTGGAGAAGGCCCCTAAAGGATCTTGCTCGTTTCTGTATGGCCGCTGCTGGAGAATCTGGCAACAAATGGGCGGCATAAGAATGGTAACTTACACCCTTCAAACGGAAAGCGGATCAAGCCTCAAGGGGGCTGGCTGGAAAATTGTCGGGGAAACAAAGGGCGGTGGCTGGAATCGTGAAGGACGGGAGCGTGATTGGCAACCCATCTACGGCCAGCTTAAATTTAGGTGGGAGGCTAGATGAAACAAAATCTCAAGAGACCAAAATTTGGCGTGAAAACAGAATGGGTTCCGGTCGAGTCGTTACCTGTCACGCCAGACGGCATCAAAGAAATCGCCATAGATCTGGAGACTAAAGACCCCCGGCTCCGTTCCCACGGACCTGGGTGGCCTACCGGGAACGGAGAGGTGGTGGGCATTGCAATAGCCTACGAAGGGTTCAATTCTTATTTCCCATTCGGCCACGAGGGTGGTGGCAACCTCGACAAGAGCCTCATCAAGAAGTGGTTCACGCGAGAGATAGCCAAGTATCCAGCGGACAAGATATTTCATAACGCAGCCTACGACGTGGGTTGGCTCCGGCGACTGGGAATTAAGGTAGAAGGCCGCTTGATCGACACGATGCTCGCCGCACCTTTGATAGATGAGAACCGTCGATATTATTCGCTCAACGCCGTCTGCTATGACTATCTGGGCGAGATGAAAAGTGAAGCGGCACTCCGAGAAGCAGCAGAAGAGTTTGGCGTTGATCCAAAGGCCGAGATGTACAAGCTTCCCGCAGCCTACGTCGGAGAATATGCGGAAGCCGATGCGAGGCTAACGCTGGACCTGTGGAAACATTTAAAGACGATCCTTTCCAAGGAAGACCTTTGGCAGATCTTCGATCTAGAAGCAGAAGTTCTCCCCCTGTGCATCGACATGACCTGGAACGGCGTTCGCATTGACCTGGATTGACCTGGAGCAAGCAGAGCGGCTCAAGCAAAAACTCCTGCGTGAAACGAAAGCAGTCCTCTCCAAAATCAAAAAGGAAACCGGGCTTAGCTGTGAGTTGTGGGCAGCGGCTTCTATTGCAAAAGTGTTCGACTACCACAAGATCCCCTACGGACGCACCAAGACAGGACTGCCCTCATTCACAAAGAATTTTCTTCAGAACCACCCCCACCCTGTAGCGCAGCAGATTGCAGAGGCGCGGGAAACCGACAAGATTGGCAACACCTTTCTAAGCTCCATATTTCGTTACGCCAAGAACGGTCGCATCCACGGGCACATCAACCAGCTACGGTCGGAGGGAGGGGGCACTGTCTCTGGGAGATTGTCCATGGCCAACCCCAACCTCCAACAAATTCCGGCCCGGAACCCGCGCTTTGCAAAAGCCATACGAGGGCTGTTCCTCCCCGAAGAGGGGGAGAAATGGGCTAGCTTGGACTACTCGCAGCAAGAACCCCGCATCCTGGTCCACTATGCCAGCCTCACGGGGAAGAGAGGACTAACCGGGTCCGACTTATTCGTAAAAGCCTACCGCGATAATCCCAAAACTGATTTTCATCAGATGGTCGCGGATATAGCCAAGATCCCACGCAAACAGGCAAAAGTCATGAATCTGGCTTTGATGTATGGAATGGGCCAGACACGCTTGGCAGAGAGTCTGGACGTTACCGTGGAAGAAGCGAAAGGTCTGATCCAGCAGTACCACCAACAAGTCCCTTTCGTGAAGGAGTTGATGGACAGCGTCCAGCGCCATGTCGGAGGCCCCATGGGGAGTGGGTTCGTGCGCTCCCTTCTGGGACGAAAATGCCGCTTCAACCTCTGGGAACCCAATCTTTTCGTCACCTCCAAGGCTCTTCCAAAAGAGCAAGCCACCATCGAATACGGAAACAACATTAAGAGGGCGTATACCTACAAGTCGCTTAATAGATTAATCCAAGC